GTTGAAATTGGTTTCTTGGAAGCTAAAAAAGCTGAGTATTTAGGAGCACACTTTGAAGCTTTGAAAGCTTTAGAGGAAGTTAAATCAGAATTAAAAGAAGAGTATGGTGACATTACTGTAGACTTAACTGATGGATCTTTTGAAAAAGTTGAAGCTAAAGAAGCAAAAACTCTTCAAGTAGCTGAATAGTGAGTTCTATTATAAGAAAAATAAGCATAGGGTCAGACTATAAGAACGATGCGATGCATTACTCTGTAGGTCAAGAGGTCTATGGTGGTCACAGGATAGCTTACATACTACTGGACGAAGAAGATAATTCTTATAATATACACATCAAAAAAAACAATGAGGTAATGCCGTGGAAGAAGTTTAATTCAAACATGGCAATATCTATTGAATACGATCTTCAGTATTAATGAGAAGTGTATATGACTTTATTGTAGAGCCAGTAGGAGAAAGATACGACAACGAGTTAAAAGTAGGTGATAAAAAATTAGTTTTAAATTCTAAAATAGAAAGTCACAAGTTTATAAATAATAAAGCTAAAGTGATATCTGTGCCAATAGCCTTTAAAACCCCTATAAAAGTAGGTGACGAGGTTATTATTCACCACAATGTATTTAGAAGGTACTACAACCAAAAAGGTAAAGAAGTAAATAGTAGTAAATACTTTAAAGATAATAGATATTTTTGTCAATTAGATCAAATATATTTATATGGTAAAGAAAACTCGTGGAAACCTTTTAATGATAGATGCTTTGTAGCACCTATAATTAATAAGGACGATCTAGAGCTAAAGAAAGAAAAAAACCATATTGGAATACTTAAATATGGTAATAGCTTCTTAGAAGCTCTTAAAATAAACAAAGGAGATGTTATAGGCTTTACACCTAACAGCGAATTTGAATTTGTCGTTAACGATGAATTATTATATTGTATGAAATCAAAAGATATTGTAATTAAATATGAGCACGAAAAAAACCAAGCTCAGTATAATCCAAGCTGGGCAAAGAGCAGTTGAGGAGTTAATAAAAGTAGCTAAAGAACCTATAGTAGATTCAGGTGATGATATAACTGCTGATAGATTAAAAAATGCTGCAGCTACAAAGAAGCTAGCAATATTTGACGCTTTTGAAATACTAACACGTATAGAAGAAGAGAAAAGTATGATAAGAGATAGCGAGAATACTAAAGAGAAGCCTTTTAAAGGTTTTGCAGAGGGAAGATCTAAATGATTTACGAGCAAACATTAGTAAAGACTTTAGATAATTACATAAAACCTGCTGTTGTAAAAAAGAATAATAGATACAAGAAGTGGGAGTATGGTTACGATATAGAACATGATATAGTTATCATAAGTAAAGATGGTACATTAGGTGAGGTAATACAAATACAAAACTTAGTTATAGGTTTGCCATTAGAGCCTGAAAAAATATATAAACGTTCTAGTAAAAAACAAGAGCAAAAATGGGAGAAACTACAGTATCCTAAAGAGCTTTCAAAAATAAAAAGTGTATTTGACTGGGAGAAATACCCTAATGCATTTAAAGAAAAATGGTATGACTATATTGATAAAGAGTTTAAAAGAAGGGAAGAGGGTTTTTGGTTCAAAAACAATGGTAATGGTAATTATATTACTGGCACTCACTATATGTTCTTGCAGTGGTCCAAGATTGATGTTGGGGCAGCAGACTATAGGGAATCAAATAGATTATTCTTTATCTTCTGGGAAGCTTGTAAAGCGGATGTACGGTGTTACGGAATGTGTTATCTTAAGAACAGGCGATCAGGTTTCTCTTTCATGGCATCAAGCGAGACGGTTAACCTCGCTACAATATCCACAGATTCAAGATTTGGCATTTTATCAAAGTCAGGACAAGACGCAAAAAAGATGTTTACTGATAAGGTCGTACCCATTTCGGTTAATTACCCCTTCTTCTTCAAACCCATCCAGGACGGTATGGACAGGCCGAAGACGGAACTCGCGTATAGAGTCCCAGCCTCGAAACTTACCCGTAAAAAACTCGACGAGGGTATTTCATCAGAGGAGAGACAGGGTCTCGACACAACGATCGATTGGAAGAACACCGGGGACAACTCGTACGATGGTGAAAAACTAAAGATACTAGTACACGATGAAAGTGGTAAATGGGAAAGACCTGACAATATACTAAACAACTGGAGGGTTACAAAAACTTGTTTACGTTTAGGTAAAAGAATTGTAGGCAAGTGTATGATGGGTAGTACATCAAATGCTTTAGATAAAGGTGGTGCTAATTTTAAAAAATTATATTATGCCTCAGACGTCAGGGAGAGAAACCGCAACGGGCAGACTAGCTCAGGATTATATAGTTTGTTCATACCTATGGAATGGAACTACGAAGGATTCATCGACGCTTATGGCTTACCTGTATTCGATACACCGAAAGGGAAAATCACAGATCCTGCCGGGGAAATAATTACAACAGGAGTAATAGAGCATTGGGAGAATGAAGTTGATGGTTTAAAGAGTGATCAAGATGGATTAAATGAATACTATCGTCAATTCCCAAGAACAGAAAAGCATGCTTTTAGAGATGAAGCTAAGTTATCTTTATATAACCTAACTAAGATATATGAGCAGATAGATTTTAATGAAGAAGTTAGAAATAAAAGTTTAGTTACTAGAGGTAGTTTTCAATGGAGAGGTGATGTCAAAGATACAGTGGTTGAATTTAGACCAAATAAAAATGGTAGATTCTATGTGTCTTGGATTCCATCGATGAACTTACAGAATAATGTTATTATAAAAAATGGTCTTAAATATCCAGGCAATGAACACATAGGTGCTTTTGGATGTGATAGCTATGATATATCAGGTACGGTTGATAAAAGAGGTTCTAACGGATCTCTACACGGTTTAACTAAGTTTAACATGGACAATGCTCCATCTAATATGTTCTTCCTAGAATATATAGCTAGACCTCAAACAGCTGAAATATTTTTTGAAGACGTGCTTATGGCTTTGCATTTCTATGGTATGCCAATACTAGCAGAGAATAACAAACCAAGATTACTGTATTATTTAAGAAGAAGAGGTTATAGAAACTTCTCTATAAATAGACCTGACAAAGCATATAATAAGTTATCAGTTACTGAAAAAGAAATTGGTGGTATACCAAACTCGAGTGAAGATATTAAACAAGCTCATGCAGCTTCTATAGAAACATACATAGAAGATCATGTAGGTTATATAGGTGAGGGCTATGGTCAAATGTATTTTCAAAGAACACTAGAGGACTGGGCAAGATTTAATATAAATAATAGAACAAAGCACGATGCTACGATAAGTTCTGGACTTGCAGCTATGGCTTGTAATAAAAATAAGTATTCACCAGTATATAAAACACAGAGGAGAAAAGTGCAATTATCTTTTAACCGATATGACAACAACGGAAGTATTTCAAAAATAATAAAATAAATGATTTATACTAACACAAATAGTTCTTTCCCTAGTCAGGTAGTACCAGACGCAGAAAAGCAAACCTTAGAATATGGTTATGCTGTAGGTAGGGCCATTGAGAACGAATGGTTTAAGGGTGATAGAGGTACAAACGTCGGTGGTAGGTTTGCAGGTAATTGGCAATACTTTCACAAGTTAAGACTCTACGCAAGAGGAGAACAATCTGTGCAAAAATATAAAGATGAGTTATCTATAAACGGTGACTTAAGCTACTTAAACCTAGACTGGAAACCTGTAGCTGTATTATCTAAGTTCGTTGATATTGTTGTTAACGGTATGACAGATAAAGGTTATGAGATAAAATCATTTGCATCAGATCCATTTGCTGTAAAAGAAAGAACACAGCACGCTACTGACTTAGCTGAAGATGCTTTTTCACAGCAACTAATACAAGAAGCTCAACAAAACTTTGGTATTGATTTAAGTAGAACTAACATACCTAAAGATCAATTACCTAAAAGTAAAGAAGAGCTAGAGCTACATATGCAACTAACATATAAGCAAGCTATAGAGATAGCGGAAGAAGAGCTTATAAATAATGTGTTAGATTATAATAAATACGAAGAGGTTAAGAAAAGAGTAGCCTACGATTTAGTTGTTTTAGGTATAGGTGCTAGTAAAACTGATTTCAATCTAGCTAATGGAGTTACTGTTGATTATGTAGATCCAGTTAATTTAGTACACTCTTACACTGAAGATCCAAACTTTGAAGACATATACTACGTAGGAGAGGTTAAAAGTGTACCATTAGAAGAGGTAAAAAAACAATTCCCATACTTAACAGATGAAGATCTTATAGAGATACAACGTTACCCTGGTGATTCAACTAGGACTAGAAACTTTAATGGTCAAGACAGTAATAACGACAATGTTCAAGTTTTGTACTTTGAATACAAGACATACAGCAATCAAGTCTTTAAAATAAAACAAACAGATCAAGGCTTAGAAAAAGCTTTAGAAAAAGATGATACATTTGACCCGCCTGAGAGTGACAACTTTAATAGGGTTGGTAGATCAATAGAGGTATTATATAGTGGTGCTAAAATATTAGGCTACGAAAAGATGCTTAAGTGGGAATTAGCAGAGAATATGACTAGACCTTTTAGTGATCAAACTAGGGTTAATATGAACTACACTATATCTGCTCCTAGAATGTATAAAGGTAGAGTTGAGAGTATAGTTAGTAAAACTATTGGTTTTGCAGATATGATACAGTTGACTCACTTGAAGATACAACAAGTGTTAGCGCGTATGGTACCAGATGGTGTTTTTGTTGACGTTGATGGATTAGCTGAGGTTGATCTTGGTAACGGAACAAACTACAATCCACAGGAAGCTCTTAATATGTACTTCCAAACTGGTAGTATAGTTGGTAGATCATTAACACAAGATGGTGATCCTAATAGAGGTAAAGTACCTATACAAGAATTACAAACATCGTCAGGTATGAGCAAAATACAAGCGCTTATACAAACTTATCAGTATTATCTACAGATGATAAGAGACGTAACAGGGCTTAATGAAGCTAGAGACGGTAGTCAACCAGCAAAAGATTCTTTAGTTGGTTTACAAAAACTAGCAGCAGCTGCTTCAAATACAGCAACTAAGCATATACTTCAGTCGTTAATGTATATCACCGTTAGAATATGTGAGAATATAAGTCTAAGAGCGGCAGATATGTTGAACTTTCCTTTAACTAAAAATGCTTTAATGAATTCTATAAGTAGCTTTAATGTAAATACATTAGAGCAGGTAGAGAAATTAAACATGCACGAGTTTGGTATATTCTTAGATCTAGAACCTGATGAAGAAGAAAGGCAAATGCTAGAGAGAAATATACAAATAGCATTACAGTCTGGAGGTATTGATCTTGAAGATGTTATAGATTTAAGGCAGATATCCAATATTAAGTTAGCTAATCAAATGCTTAAAATAAAACGTAAGCAAAAGATGGAAGCTGACAAACAAGCTCAGATGCAGAATATTCAGGCACAAGCGCAAGCAAATGCTGAGTCTGCGGAGAAAGCCGCAATGTCTGAAGTACAAAAACAGCAAGCATTAGCTCAAACAACTCTTCAAATAGAACAAGGTAAATCTCAGTTTGAAATGCAGCGTATGCAAGCTGAAGCTCAAATTAAGAAAGAGCTTATGGCGGAGGAGTTTAATTACAATATTCAGTTAGCTAAAGCAAGAGCTGATGCTGAAAAAGGAAAAGAAAAAGATATAGAAGATCGTAAAGACGAAAGAACTAGAATACAGGCTACACAACAGTCAGAGCTTATAGCGCAACGTCAGAACGATGAACTACCTAAGAATTTTGAGTCGTCAGGTTTTGACTCACTAGGCGGATTTGGATTAGAACAGTTCGACCCTAGATAAAAAAAACTTTATTAATTTTATATTATTATATTATGTCAGAACAAACAGTAAAACAAGAGGGTGAATTTAAATTAAAAAAGAAAAAAACACCTAAGAAATTATCTACACCAGAAAGCAATGTCACTAAGGTTAATATTAAAGAACCTTTAATAGAGACAGAGCCAGAGGTTACAAAAGTAGTTATCAAAGAAGAAACACCTGTAGTTGAAGAAACAGTGGTTGCTAGTGAAGAGTCAAATTCACCTATACAACTAATTGAGGAGGTTGAAGAAGAAGTTAAAGAAGTAGAAGCCGAGTACAAAGAAGCTATTAGAGATGAGAAAGTTATTGGTAAACCTTTACCAGAAAACATCGAAAAGCTAGTTTCTTTCATGGAAGAGACTGGTGGTAACATAAATGACTATGTAAGGCTTAACGCTGATTACTCTAATGTAGATAACGAAACATTACTAAAAGAATACTATAAACAAACGAAGCCTTATTTAGAAGGTGACGATATAAGTCTAATGCTTGAAGATTTTTCATACGATGAAGATATCGATGAGCAAAGAGATATACGCAAGAAGAAACTTGCATTTAAAGAAGAAGTTGCAAAAGCTAGAAACTTTTTAGAGGAAACTAAGAGTAAATACTACGATGAGATCAAGTTGAGACCAGGCGTAACTCAAGACCAACAAAAAGCTACTGACTTTTTTAACCGATATAATGAAGAGCAGAAGGCTGGTAAAGCAAAACACTCGGATTTTTTAAAGCGTACTAATGAACTGCTAACTGATGATTTCAAAGGTTTTGATTTCAACGTCGGTGAAAGCAAGTTTAGGTACAGTGTAAAAAATCCACAAAAGGTAGCAGAAGCACAATCTGATATCTCTAACTTCATTGGGACGTTCCTAAATGACAAAGGAGAGGTTAAAGATACTAAAGGTTACCACAAAGCTTTATATGCTGCTAGAAACGCTGACACGATAGCACAACATTTTTACGAGCAAGGCAAAGCCGACGCTGTTAGAGATGTTATGGTTAAATCAAAAAACATTTCAACTGAACCTAGGAAAACTAGTAGTGGTGATGTGTTTATTAATGGTTTAAAAGTTAAAGCTATTTCTGGTGCTGACTCTACAAAACTAAAAGTAAAAACAAGAAAATTTAACTAAAAAAATTAAAAAAAATGAGTTTAACTCCAACATTTGGTTCATTGAAACCATCTCAAAAACAAGAGATTTTAGATAGCAATTATCTAAAATTTAACGACGGTGCGGCTGCAGGTGATACTGATACTTTTGCACAACAATATTTACCAGAGATCTACGAACAAGAAGTAGAGCGTTACGGAAACAGAACATTATCTGGATTCTTAAGAATGGTAGGAGCTGAAATGCCAATGACTTCTGATCAAGTAATTTGGTCTGAGCAAAACAGATTACATATTTCTTACGAAGGATGTACTAATGCTGTCGCTGGAACAGTGAGCACAATTAAAATACCAACTGCTGGTTCTGGATTAGGTAATGCTAGTGCTGAAATTTTTAATGTTGTATCTCCTGGAGCAACTATCGTTGCTATGGATTCAACAGGTTTTGAAATCAAAGCTGTTGTAATTTCATCTAATTTAACAACTGGAGCTTTAGTTGTAAGTCCTTACACTGCTGCAACTACAGCTGGTTTAGCTGCTACAGGGGTAAAGATTTTTGTATTTGGATCTGAATATGGAAAAGGTTCATCTACTCCTAGCTCTACTGTAAGTGCTGGAGCTGCTGACGGATATGTATCTGTTGAGCCTTCTTTCACTCAATTCTCTAACTCACCAATCATCATCAGAAATAAATACGTTGTAAACGGATCTGATATGGCTCAAATCGGTTGGGTAGAAGTTGCTACTGAAGACGGAACATCTGGATATTTATGGTACTTAAAAGCTGAATCTGAAACAAGATTACGTTTTGAAGACTATTTAGAAATGTCTGTAGTAGAAGGAGAAAAAGCTGACGTAGGTGGTGCTGGATCAGCGAAAGCTGCTGGATATAAAGGTACTCAAGGTTTATTTGCTGCTATCGAAGATAGAGGTAATGTAAACGTAGGATTCACTGCTGCTGCAGGTCTTGATACTTTCGACGACATCTTGAAAAACTTAGATACTCAAGGAGCTATTGAAGAGAACATGTTATTCTTAC